GGTCGACGACGTAGACGCCGGAAGCCCAACCGGATACGCCCGGATCGGGGGATTTTTACAGACATCGGCGTCCGATCCTTGGCTTTGGGCATCATCGAAGCATATCGGGATATCGGCTGATACCGACATTTTCCTTCGGACCCGATCCGGGAATTTGAGTATTTACGACATCAAGATCACCGACGGCGATATCATCATAGGATCCGGATCGGTTGGTCTGATGCTCGGATTTTTCGGATCATCCGGATCGCCAATACTAACCGTCACCGGCGGCAAAAGCGGGAACGCTGCGCTGGCCAACCTGATCGCAGCGCTGGAAACATACGGGCTCATAGTAGATTTAACCACATAGACACCGTAAGTTTGTGGACGGCTTAGGCAAGCCTTATATTTTGGGAACACCAAAATCGCAGGAACCTAACCCACCATGAAAAAGAAATTTTCCCACGCCGATCTGAACCGGAATAACCAAGCCATCACAAACGCCATGCACCTCCGTGGCCGGACGGTAGCTTACGCAATGACCCGGAACCAGCGGAAGTTTGAAGCCGAACTCAAGGACATGGAGAAATCGGCCCCACAACCCGAAAAAGAATTGATCGATAAGGTCAAGGCGTTTCAGGATGAGCAATTTAAGATCGCCCTGAAGTATGCGACCCAGCAAACCGGGGCGAACGGCCAAGGCGTCAACATTGCCCGGGACATCCCAGCCGATAAGCGGGAGGCGTATTACAAAGAGATCGAGAAATTCCGGGCCAAAAAAGACAACGCCGAAACCATCGCCCGGATGGAAGCGGTCGAGCAAGCGAGGGTCGAATTTTTCGGCAATCCCGAGCTGGTCGCCGAAGTCGATGTGTATATGGTAAGCGTATCCGATTTCCCGGAAGACGTAGACGGGCGAACCGTCGACGGGCTCGAATTCATGATCGCAGAGGAAAGCAATGGGGTTTGAAAAAGCACTTGGCCACGTACTCGCCTATGAAGGCGGGTACGTTAACCACCCCAACGACAAAGGCGGGGAAACGAATTACGGGATCACCATAGCCGTCGCCCGGAAGCACGGATACGACGGACCCATGAAAGATATCCCCATGCATGTCGTCCGGAAGATTTACAAGATCGGGTATTGGGACACCCAAAGCCTCGACGCCGTCGCCGCAACCCATCCGGAAATCGCCGACGAGATGTTCGAATGCGGAGTAAATTGCGGGACACGAACCAGCGCCACGTTCCTGCAAAGAGCCCTAAACCTAATGACCAAAGCAGCGCTGAAGACCGACGGCAAGATCGGACCGGCAAGCCTGAACGCATTGGCCCAGATCAGAACCGAGGCAGACAAGGCCACGCTTCACAAGATCCTGAATGTATTGCAGGGAGCCCGGTACATTTTTCTGGCGGAAGAAAACCCGACACAAAAAGCCTTCATAAGAGGCTGGCTGACCCGGGTCGATTTTATTAAGAAAACCTAACCGTAACATTTCGCCCTCGGGCGGATCATAATCGTGAAACAAGTGCAGAGAATCATCGAACCCCTAATCATCTATGCCGGAAGCACGGCGGCCATTCTTTCGGCGGGATCCGACACGTTTTTCAGCAATGCCCAACCTATTGTGGCGGTTTTTGTGGGTTTGGCTACGCTGGCTTATACGGTTTTAAAAATCATCCAGATTTCCCGGGAGCTTTTCACCAAGGCAATCGCCAAGATTGCGCCGGAACCGGCCCGCCACGCCCCGAGCCCCACCAAAGACCCGTCACCATACCGACGTAAGCGAGATCGCAAGCCACAGGGCAAAAACAACCACAACCAACGGAGCACTTCCAATGATTAAAGCACCCGGGCGGATCGCCCGTTTTGTATTCAACGTAATCCGGGGTAAGAACCCGGTCGGAACGATCGTCGCATGGGCCTCGGATTANATTCCGATCCTTCGCCCGGTAGACGCATTCAGGGCNGCNGCCAAAGCACAAGCTGACGCCATGCANCCGATCAACCTCCCGGCGGTATTCCGTGAGGGATGGAACAAGCTCGACAAAGGCCGCCTATTGCTAAACCTCGGGCTTCATGCCGGGGCCGCATTGGTCGGGCTGGCCGTCGCATACGGATGGATCACAGCCGAACAAGTGAAAACGGCCATCGAGATTTACAAATCGATCAACCCGATCATCCCAGACATTCCGATCCCGTAAGGGATATGAGCCGATACAGGCAGAACCCGGACCCGAAAGGAATCCGGGTTTTTTTATGCGAAATCACGAAAATATATTTTGCTTCCGAAATAAAGTTTTGTATATTATGGGAGTAGAAAGAAACAGATTAGCACAAATCACCAATACCAAACGATCATGAAAAACGGAACCATCCTTCAGCAAAACAGCACACACAAAGCGGTCGTATCCGAGCGGGGTATCGACATCATTTCAAAAGGCCTCGACCTTCCCGCCGATGAATTCGGCCCAGCGATGAGCTTCCCGGAAAGAAAGTTATACAGCATCCCCCTCGAAAACCGGGACGATCTTTTCGCCATTTTTGAAGACCTCGACGAAACGAACCGATACAACCTCGCCGAAGCAAATGCGGAATTCGGATTCTAAACCAACCCCGGGGGCCCGGCCCCCACATTTTTCACCCAATACCAAACGACCATGCAAGACCCAAACCCACACATCGAAAACGGAAAGATCGTCGCCCAGACATCCACCCATAAAGCCACGAAAACCGACGAAGGGATCCTGATCCAGCGTAAAGGCGCCGAGGATCCGGGTTACCTATTGACCACCGTCGAGGATGCGAAATGGGAGCTGGAAGCCATTTTGATCGAGGAAGCATAGAGCCCGATAAATTTTTGATTGCTAATCCCCCGGCGGTTTTGACCGATCGACGGGGACTCGCCTAATAATCATTAAACCCATACACCATGGAAACCAACAAAATCGACGAGATCATTAAAGAAAGCGCCTATCTCGAGGCGAAGCGTAAGTCATTCAAAGAAATGGAGGCATCTATCAAAGAGCGAAGTATAAAAGTCGGCTCCGATGGAGATATCGACGTTTTTCATGATAATGGCAAAAGCCGTACATCCGTACTCCTCAAAAAAATCGATGGCACCATATTGATCGAGGAGCGAACCGAACTGGCCGAAGAATTAAATACGATGTTCCAATTTTTGACCGCAAAATATCTCAAAAAGGCCGAAAAGCGCCTTCGGAAAATGGAAGCCGAATTGGAAGCCAAATTGAAATAAACCATCAACACGCCCGTCCGGTTTTGACCGATCGCCCGGGCCTCGCCTTACAAACCATAACATCAAAAGCAGGAAAACCAAATGAGCAGAAAAGCCCAACACATCACCCTCCTTCACGCCGAAAATTTCAAGCGGCTTAAGGCGGTGAACATCACCCCGGACGGGAGGGTGGTCAAGATCACCGGACCGAATGAGGCCGGAAAATCGACCGTACTCGATGCGATCGAATACGCCCTCGGCGGCGGGAACACATTCCGGGACATCAAAAAGCCGATCAATAAGGATGCCAAGGAAGCCGTCGAGGCTGGGGACGCATCCTGCCGGATCATCATCGAGACGGAAGATTACCGGGTTACCCGGCATTGGACCAACGACGAAACGAGCTACCTCAAGGTCGAAACCATCGACGGGGCGAAATTCACCAACGCCCAACAGGTACTCGATAAGATGATATCGAAGATCAGCTTCGACCCGCTCGAATTTTCCCGGATGGAGCCAAAGAAGCAGGCCGAAGCCATGCTCGGCGTATTGGGCATTAAGGAGGAAATCCTCCGGATCGATGCCGATCAGAAACGGACCTTCGACGAGCGGACCGCCACCAACCGACTGGTCAAGGAATTGACAGCTGAGCTGGCCGCATGCCCCGTCCCGCCCGAGGATTTCGATCCCGAGGCACCGGCTGAAGACCTGATCACCCAGATCACGGAGATCAACAACGTAAACAGCCAGCGCCAAACCGCCCAAAACCGGATCAACGACGTCGACCGGGACATCGCCGAAACGGAGCAACGCCTTACGGCATTGAAGACCAAGAAAAAAGAGCTCGAAGACTGGCTCGAGGCCAACCCCGAGCGAGACGCCGAAGAAGCCGCCCGGATGAAGCAGAANCACGAAGACCGGGCCCGATTGGTCGACATCCACCGTCGCTACACGGAGGCGAAAACCAAGCTGGACCGGAACACCGAAAAAGCAGCGAGCCAAACCAAAGAGATCGACGGATACAAAGCGGCAAAGGCNAAGATTCTGGCCGATTCCAAAGCCGCATCCATTGTGCCGGGTTTGGGATTCGAGGAAGACGGGGTAACGATCGACGGCNTGCCATTCAACCAGCTATCCCAAGGCCAAAAAATCAAGATCGGATTTTCCGTATTGAGAGCGCTAAACCCCGAGCTTCGGGTAATTTGCATCCGGGACGGAAGCCTTCTGGATGAAAACAACATGAAGCTGGTCGGCGAGCTTTGCGAGGAAAACGATTTTCAGGCATTCGTCGAGATCGCCACGGTTGGCGAAGGGCTCGGGATCTACATCGAAGACGGGAGCATCAAGGCATGACGGATCCAGACTTCAGCGGATGGCTCGGGATTGATCTCGAGGCCACCGGGGTCACGCCGGAAAAAGATCGGATCATCGAGGTGGGTATATCCCACTTCGAGCCGATCGGAAACCGGATGCAGATCAGCAAATTAGACTACCTGATTAACCCGGAAATCCCGATACCCAAGGAAGTATCGGAAGCTAACCAAAACGGAGAGCCGCCCGGACGGACATAACGGATGAACTGGTGCGGGACGCTCCNACATTCAAAACNCGGAAAGCGCCCGACCTATTGAACGTGATCCAAAGCGCCAAAGCGATCGTCGTATTCAACGGATACCAATACGACTGCCCGCTTTTATGGTATGAATTCCGCNGGGCCGGGATCGNNTGGGATTACACNAAAGCGAACATNGTCGACGTATGCACCATCGACAGGCTGCTGACCCGNCATAATCTCGAATCGGTTTACAAGCGATGGACCGGCGCCGATATGGATAACGCTCACCGGGCGGGCGANGATGCCGCCGCCACCATGGCCATACTGGCGAAGATGATGGGAGNGGACNTNCCNAGCGATCCAGCCGAACTGGCGCTTTATTCAAACCGGGGTAAAAAGCTGATCGACATTAGCGGCAAATTCACCCGGAACGAAAACGGCCAAGCGATCTTCACATTCGGAAAGCATGAAGGCAAAATCGCAGACAGTGAGCCGGGATACCTTACATGGATGCTGGAAAACGATTTCCCCGAGGATACGAAAATGGTCGCCCGCCGGATACTCCGGGGCGATATTCGATAAAACAAATTTTCGGATTTTTACCCAAAAAGACGTAAATTATTTACAACCAAAAACACCAATAAGATGAACCTGAAACAACTATTTGATATCGCCCGGATCGCCCATGGCGAAGGCGGCCACACCCAAAAAGAGGCGGCCAAAATCGTCGGCATTTCCAACCCCAGACTATCCGCCATCCTTGCCAAGGAACGGACCGACGTAACCGGGGATGGAACGATGGACGCCATCACCGAATACACCATAACCGGGTTGTGCGATGCATTGCAGGACATCCAAGGCAATACGCTCAATGAGAAGCAGATCAGCGCCATACGGGCAAAAGTAGCCCGGGCACGGATCACCCTGCTCGAAGCCAAACGTAAGTAAACCCGTCGCAGGAGAACCTTATGGAACCAACCAAATCGCTGGCCGAATGGCTGGCCCCGGATCATGGATCGATCGAAGCACGTAACGCCGAATGGTTCGATCCGATGTATTACAAGATCCCGGATTATCGATTATACCGGGTTGACAACATGTGGACCCGATTTTATTATGATCCCGAGATCCGCCGATTATACCCGAGCGTTACCTCGGTATTGGGAGCGGAGCTGGCCGGGGAAACACATCTGACAAATTGGAAAATCAGAATGGCGCTGGAGCATGGCTACCTATCCGCCGCCGATGATTACACCGATGAGCGGGCACACCTCGGTACGCTATATCACACGCTTTGCACCCGGGGCTTAGTAGAGGGGCAAATCGATTTCGACGCCGTCGAAGATGCGATCAAGATGTACTGGGAAATGCATTTNATCCGGTANGACCTATCCGACTGGTCCCGGGAAGTAAGAGCCAANCTGGCCAGCTTCGCCCGATTCATTTACGACCACAACGTCCGGCCAATAGCGGTCGAAGCGGTATTGAAATCCGACANNATGGGGGTTGCCGGGGCNTTGGATCTATCCGCCGAAATCGATGCGAGAATCGTGCCGGGCGGGGGATATGAGCTTTGCGCCGAAAAAACCCCGATGGATAAACGGGTACGGGTACGGGTAATCATTGATTACAAAACCAGCAAGGCCTTTCAGGAAAAGCACATTATACAGGTCGGAATGTATCAGAAAATGTATAATGAGAATTTCCCTGACCGGCCCGCATCCATGGCGCTTCTATTCAGACCGACGACCTCGTCCACCAAGGCCGGATCGTATGAATTGAAGATGGTCGACCATTCGCCCAAGCATGAGAAATTACCCCACCTGCTCAAACTATTTGAGCTGGACGGACACCTAAACCTCGAGAAAGAACACCGTATCGTCGGCAAATTAGCCCTCGGCCAACCGATCGAGCACAGCCTTCGACAGATCGACGCCATCCAGCGGGTCGAAGATTTCATCAATAATTCCAAACAATAACCACACCATGCCAATCACAGATCGCACACACCGGAAATATTTTTCCATCACCAAGCTCGGGAAGATCAAAACCAAAGAGGGGGACCGGGTAATCGAGGGGGATGTATATTCGGGCCACATTCGAGGCGTCGAATATAAAGAGGATGAGTACCAAGNGGATAAGATCCATAAAGTACTTTTCATTTTCAGGGATGCACACGGATCGGAGGAAGTACTCCAGTGCGGGCTCCTATCCAGCGCCGGAAAATCGATCATGAACACGATCGCCGGGACCCCGAACCCGGACCATTTAGAGATCGCCCCCCACATCAAAGAATTCAACGGGAAGAAATTCGTTAACGTCTACATCAAAGTAAACGGGGATAAAGGGGAATGGAAATACAGCCCCCGGGATGATTTTCCAAAGGCCGAGGAAGTACGGCTTCCATCCGGCAAGATGGTAAAAGACGATGCGCTGGTATTGCCATTTTTCATCCAACTGGCGGAAGAATGCAACCAGATTGTGAGCGGGCTGAAAAACCCGGCCATGGGATCGGCACCGGCCCGGCAGGATATGGGCTCGGCGATCTACGGATCCGGATCCAACCCGGGCGGATCCCCGGCGATCCCAGCGGATCAGATCGGGAAAGGGGCCAAGATCAATATGGACTTCGACGATGCAGACGACGACCTCCCATTCTGATCAAATTCATTGCATAGGCTGCGACCGTGACAAGCCGGTAAGGGACTTCCCGAAAGACCCAAACCGGCCCATGGGTCGTACCACAAGATGCAAAATATGCACCTCGGAGCTGCGCCGGATCAGATACCGGAAGCAGACATCGGACCCGATCACCCGGGAAGCCATGAGCGAAAAGAACCGGCAAAAATACCAATCCAAAACCGCCCAAAGATGATGGAAGCACACGACCTACTCGAAGCAATGGCCCCCGAACCCGGGGGATACGTCGAGATCACGTTTTTCGACCCGAAAGGGAAGCAGACCAATGCAAACGACGCCCGGGTTGTCATGGAGCTATACGCCAACATCCGGGAAGCCAAAAAATTGGTTCAGCTATACAATCCGCTCCGGGATAAATGGAGCCTTGTCAACAAGGATACGGGGCGGATTGTTTGTACGGTAAATCGGCCCATCAAAGGGATCCCGATCATCAAGCCCAAAGGGGAAGCTGATGCGGCCAATACCTAAGCCGGTAAAGCGGGAAAAGAAACCCAAGCCGATCAAACGATCGAGGATAAAACCAAAGCCCAAAGCAACGGGGGAAGCTAATCTGTTTAAACAGATATGGAGCGAGCGCCCCCATATTTGCGAGAATTGCAAAGGGGACTTGGGCCATGAAGCGAAGGCTTGGTTTTTTTCCCACCGGGTACGGAAATCGAGAGGCGAAAAATACCGGCTCGACCCCGAAAATATAGATTTACATTGCCTGAAATGCCATGAATTATGGGACGCCAAAGATGAACGATTTCACCAACGAACCGGAACCAATGCCGGAAGATATGTCGGAGGCCTTACCGATTCGCCGGGTAAGACGCATCCCGCTGGCCAAGATCAGGCCCGGCGATATTTTGATTTACAGAGAGAATCTAATCCGGCTGGATATGATCGAATGGCTAACGACGGCACCGGGGGATTGCAGGATCACCGGCCAACGGATCAACTGGAAGGGCCACAACACCATGAAGCTGACGACGAACGAATCAGACGGATACCTGATATTGAGACGGAGGCGGGACAAACAAGGCCGGTTCAGATAAAACAGGCCCCGGACCAGCTTGCGCCAATCTCGGGGCCCAGCGGCAGCCTCGTCGCAGGAGAACCGGAACCGCTGCGCCAAAATACGAATTTAGGGGGCTCGAGCAATGGGCGTTGATAGGAATCACCTGCCGGATCATTTAAGGGAAATGATCGAGAAGGCCGAAGCGAAGCTGGCAGCGAAAAAGCCCCCAGAAAAACCAAAGCAGCGACCGACCGCAAAAGCCCGGGCCATAGACCCTGACAAGGAAAGACAGAATAAGCATGAACGGATTTACGACGACCACCTCAAAGCCAGATTGCAGCGGGGGGAAATCGTTTTCTATAAATTTGAACCATTCAACTTGAGGCTTGCTGAAAACACCTATTACCGGCCCGATTTCGTGGTTATAGCCTCCGACGGAACCGTCGAGATCCACGAAGTAAAGGGGTTCTGGCGGGATGATGCGAGGGTAAAGATCAAGGCGGTCGCCGCCATGTTCTGGCCCTTCGTATTCGTCGCCATCCAGATAAAGGCCGGGCATTTCGTAATTGAAACATTTAACCAATCCAAACCATGACCCAAAAAATCAACATTCGGCGGAACCTGACGCCGGAGGAAGTTCACGAACTCGATCAGAAGGTCCGGGAAATGACCACCCAGATCGCCGATCATAAAGACACCATCGACTTCAGCAAAAACCGGATAAAAGCCCTGACCGAAGCGGCGGAAGAAATCGCCCGGAAATCCAAGGCAGGCGTCACCCATGAGGATATCGACGCCATCATTTATTACGATTTCGAGGAAAATAACAAGTACTTCTGCCACCCATTAACGGGCGAAGTGGTACGGGTAATCCGAATTCCGAAACATGAGCTTCAGGCCGATATCTTCGCAGCCGGGCGGGACGGTAAACACATTTCCCCGGATCAAAGCATGATCGACTTCTTGAGAGCTTCGGGAATTGAGCCGGAAGCGCCCGCCACCAATGCACCGGATGAGCGGGATATCGCCGCCGCCCGAGCCGCTCAGGGATCGAGCGAGGAAGTAGACGGGTCCGAGGCCAACGCCGCTGGCGATGAGGGCTTAAACGGGAAAAAGGGGGATGATGATATCAACCCCGATCCCGAAATTCAAGATCAAGCGTAATAAAATTTCATATTGACTTGACATAAGATCTGAATACAACGTATGTTGTTTCAGACAACCGGGCTGATTTCGTGGATCACCCCGGTCGTTGAATTCCGACCCGAGCCCTGCGAACCACCGATCAGCCTACCACGATAGGCCCGGCGGATCCGGGGCTCATTTTTTTGCACCAATGCCAGACCGTACAGCCTATTATTTCCCGCACGAATCCAATTTTAAAGACCGGGCCGAATCGATCGCCGTACTCGAGGAACTTGGGGCGGCGGGATACGGAACGATCTGGATCATCAAAGAAGTACTTCGGGACATGCCCGGATATAGGGCAAGCGCCAAAATACTGCCCGGAATCGCCCGCCGATTCAATCTCGATATGAGCACCGTAAACCGGATCATCGAAGATTACGACCTATTCCAAACCGACGAAAACGGGGACATTTACAGCCCCTACCTTTGCGAGAAAATGGAGTCGATCGACGCCAAAAGAAAGAGGCTCCGGGAAGCAGCGGCGAAGGGGAACGAAGTGCGCTGGGGATCGCCACCCGAATCGCCAAATAATCGCATGGCGATCGCATCCGGATCGCATGGCGATCGCATGGCGAATCCGGTCGGAATCCGATCGGAATCGCAAGGAAAAGAAAGGAAAGAAGAAAAGAGTAACTCAAAGGCTTTAAAGAGTAATTCTAAGAATAACTACTCGTCCGGAATAAATTCCGGACACGCTTCTTTTTCGGATGAGGATCCGGCGATGCACAGAGCAAAGTATTTTCACAGCCTCCTCGTCAAGGTACACGGAGCCGGGGCGATCAAAGAGCCCAACTGGCAGAAATGGGCCGGGACCATGGATAAGATTTTCAGGATCGACAAACGGGACCCGGAAAAGACCAAAGCCCTGATCATTGCGATTTTTAAAGATCCGTTCTGGAGCAAAAACGTACTATCCCCAGACAAGCTCCGAGAGAAATACGACGAACTAACGATCAAGCTGGCCCCGGGATCGGTAGCCACATCCCAAGAAACACCCACCCCGGCTTACGCCACAAAGATCACGCCCGAATGATATCAGAAATCGACGGAAGGATGCCGCCCCAAGCGGTCGACATCGAGGAAGCCATCCTCGGGGGTATGCTGATCGAGGCGGAAGCATGTACGCTGGCGGCGGAATTATTGGCCCCGGATGATTTTTACAAACCGGCCCATCAATACATTTTCGAGACGATCGCAGAATTACACCTTCACAAACGGCCCGCCGATATCCTCACATTGGAGCAAGCGTTATCCGACAAAGGCCGTCTGGACACATGCGGGGGCCGGGGCTATTTGAGCCAGCTCACCAGAACCGTAAGCTCGTCGGCAAACATCGAATATCATGCCCAGATCGTAAAGGAAAAATCGATCAAGCGGAAGCTGATCACAGCCGGAACGAACATCGTTCGAAACGGATACGACGGATCGACCGACGTTTACGATCTTTTGGCGTACACGAATGACCAGATCGGAGCGATCCAGACCATCCCAAGGGGGTCGGCGGTAACACCGATCTGGAATATCGCCCAAGGCGTCGCCGATCAGATGATCGCCCAAGGGCCCGGGGATTTAACCGGGATCCCGATCGGGCTTTCCATGGATAAGCTGACCGGGGGCTGGCAGCCCGGGGATTTCATCATCATAGGCGGACGGCCATCCATGGGAAAATCGGTACTCGGTTTTCAGGCTTGCCTTCATCCCGCATTACAGGGGATCCCCACCGGATTCATATCGCTCGAGATGAGCAAAGAATCGCTGATGAAGCGCCTACTCGTATCGGCGGCGAATGTAGACAGCAACCGGGCGAAATTCGGCAAGCTCAACGAATTCGAGAAGGAACGACTGGCGGAAGCGGCCAAGCGAATCGCAACCCCGGGAGCCCTGCCGATCTACATCGACGACAGCCCCATAACCTCGGCCCAAGATGTACGACTAATCGCCCGTAAATGGATCCGGGAATATGGGATCCAGCTTCTGGTCGTCGATTATTTGCAGCTATTGAAAGAGGAACGGCTCCGGAATGACAACCGGGAGCAAGCCGTAAGCCGGATCAGTAACACCCTCAAGCAGACGGCCAAAGAAACGGGCCTGCCGATCATTGCATTATCCCAGCTTGCCCGCCCAGCCAAAGGCACCAAGCCCAAAGCCCCCCAGCTCGACGACCTGCGGGAATCCGGATCGATCGAACAAGATGCGGACGTCGTGATTTTCATTCACAGGCCCGAGTATTACGGGATCAAAGCCGATGAGGAAGGCAGATCGACGGCGGGGCTGGCCGAATTGGTTGTGGCCAAGCAGCGAAACGGCGGGGTCGGAACGATAGACCATTTTTGGAACCGGGACCACATCCGCTTCGAAGATTTATCCACCAAAACCGTCCCAATCGATGAAGCCATATTTTAACCAGATCGCCCGATGCAAAGATGATGAGCTTCGGCTCGGGGTACATCTTTTCGATTACACCCTGCCCGAACCCGTAGTGGCCGAATTGAAAGCCACGGTAAAACGGCTGGCCAAAAACGGGACCATCGTCGACTGGCCGATTTTACATCATGAGGTTTGCGTAAATAACCCGGCATGGCCCGGATCGGTGCCGTATCTAATCGTTTACCGGCCATTCCTGACCCAGATCACCCAGAAGGGGCCGGAAGGTATCCGGGGCGAATTCCGGGACTGGATCGCCAAACCCGAAACCATCGAAGCTATCATCCGCTCGCTGGAAAACACCATGGCCCGGATGGATTACACCGACGAAAACGAAGACACCGAACGCCGGATCTGGATGATCGAATGGCTCTGGAATGTAGCCGAACGGGGCACGGAGCTGATGGAATCGGCGGACCCGGAAGCATTCAGAATCTACACGGAGCTGAAGCAAGAAAAACCAAAACCAACGGAGGAACCGAAATCATGAGCCAAACCAAAAAGGTCGATAATACCCAGAAAGAAAAGTGGGTAATCAAAGTCGGCGGCGGATATGGAGCATTCTTTTTTGAGGGGGAAGAATGGGAGGCCGAGGAAATGCGTAAGCATAAGGCGAGGTGGGAAAGGGCCATCGCAAATAAGCGCCGGGCCGATGATGCCGAAATAAATACCGGGCTTATTGATTCATGCAACAATCACCCCGGCTACAATCGGAAAGCCAAGATTCACTGTGAGTGCCCAAATTGCATGCAACCACAATCCAACTAACCAAGGGAAAAACCATGGAACGAAACGACGTAATCAGACTCGCCAAGATCCTCGCCATTCAGGCCGAAGTCGAGGCGATGAAGGTAAGAAACCAGCTCGGGGCGATTACCAACCCATATCCGATATTCACGTTTGCCGATTTTAATCAGAAGGCCGACGAATTAAGGCAGCTCGCCAACGCCCCGGATGATGAATTGAGAAACCACTAAGGAAAGACCATGGAAAATCTATACGACGAAAACCACATCCGAACCTATTCAGGGGTATACATTGACCCATTCAACCCAAACCCGGACGCCATTCTGATCGAGGATATCGCCCATGCATTGGCCCATCAACCCCGCTTCGGCGGGCACCTTCCGACATTCTACTCGGTAGCCCAGCACAGCGTCCAAGTATCAGTAATGGCCCCAGAATTAAGAGACGTAAAAATGCAGGCTTTGATGCATGACGCATCCGAGGCTTATTTAATCGACATACCCAGACCAATAAAACACCGGCTTTCCAATTACAAAGAAACCGAGGAAAAATTGATGATCGTAATTGCCCAGAAATTCGGCTTCGATTATCCACTATCAAAAGAGGTAAAGGAATTCGACGAATATGCATTGCAATTCGAGTGGGATACGATGATGATCGGCCATAGAAAGGATTTTAGCTGGTCGCCAATGATTGCCAAATCCCATTTTTTAAGGACATTCCGACTGATAAATGAAATGCAAACGGAGCCCAGACCATGAAAAAAGATTGCCCGATATGCAGCGAGGAAGTCGAGGTAAGCGCCGGTCGCCCATACACGTTCGGAGCCGATGCGGACGGAAACAGGGGAACGACGACCAACGATGTGGAAATCGAATTTTCATGCGAGCATGAGGAAAACGATATCGACCAAGCGATCATCGACGAATAGATCCAAGATGCCATCGATGAGTACCACCAAACCAATGAAAAGGACCCGGCCCATGAAATTCAAAATTGAAGTCGACACCGAAGCCAAAAAGATCACGGCGGAAGGATTCACCGTCGAGGATAAACCAAAATGGTTCCAAACGCTTAAATTTTTCGGCGGTATCGGAGATATTTTATTGAAGCATCCCCAATTACAGCCAAAACAACCAAAACCAGAAAGGCCCAGAAGTCGGCAGGTATTCGTTTCCGGCGAAATCGTGATCAAAGGAAACGCCTTGGGTTTTGTAACCCAATCGTTCGAAAACAACTTGGAGATCCGGGAGATCGTCGCCAAAGCCCTCGATATCGGATACAGGGCGGGCCGGGGACACCGGGAACCCATAGCCCGAATCGTAAGCGAGGATAACCAATTATGGGGGGATAGGCCCATTTCCCGGATTAAATTATGAGCGACAAATACACCGGCAAAGCATTAAGCATCCGACAGCCGTGGGCTTGGCTAATCGCCAACGGATACAAGGATATCGAGAATCGGACTTGGAAATCCGACCATAGGGGATGGACCATGATCCACGCCGGTAAGAAAATCGACCGGGAGGGATACGACTGGGTTCGGGAGAATTTCCCGGCCATACCGATGCCACCGATAACGGAATTACAGACCGGGTCCATTGTGGGGAAGATGCTCATTACGGAATGCGTCATGCATTCAAAATCCCCATGGTTTTTCGGCCCATACGGTTTCGGGATTGAGGCCGCCGGATCGATCGATCCGATACCATGCCTCGGTAAATTGGGCTTTTTCAAGCCCGCCATATAAACACCAAACCAAGGAAGCCAAATGGGATACACCATAAAATTTAAGGTTCAATGCAAGCACAAGCGGCATGGGGTAACGATCGGGANGTATTATCCCGTCGCNGATGTGCATGGAAAGCATTACTCAATCGCCGCCGATGATTACGGCGATTACGCACACTTGCCGAAGGATTGCTTCGAGCGTCCGGTTCAATTCACCGGCTACTGGGTATCCGGATTCGGATGGGAAAGCACCGCATACGCCCCGGAGGATTTTGTCAAGGTTGATAAATTGGGGGAAAACCCAATTGATGGAACGGTTTTTATAGCCACCGATGAGAGAGGAACACGGTACATCCTGAACGGTAAATATCTACAGTAGAGGCCATATGAAAAACAAAGAAAGCGGCTGGGTTATCATCAATACCAACCACCCGGCCAACCCGAGAAACAAAATGATTTATCACCATACCTTTTCAAGAACCCGGAAAGAGGCCATCGCCAATTTCATCGAGGGATCCGGCTGGCCGTGGTGGAAATGGAAACGGAAATATAATTTCAGGGTTGTAAAAGCGGAGTCGGTAATAACGGTAATCGTATGACCCATCAAGACGCCAAAAATCAGGCCATGTCGGTACGTTGGAAGACCCGGACATGCTCGGAGGGAGAAAAATGCTGGTGCCGGATGATCGTACCCGAAATCCCTATCCCGAACGATGAGGATCTGACCGTTTTTATTGCCGGATCCGGGGCGATTGAGAAGGACTTCGCCGAACATATCGTTCTGATCCATAACATCTGCCTACCACACGAGATATGCTAATCAAACAAACCCACCTCCAGCCGTTCCAGATACCGTTGTTGATCCTAATGGGAACGCCCGAGCAAATAAACCGGCACGTCGCCAAGGTAATCGGACCGGGCAAAAGCAACCTCAAGGCCGAAGGATTCGGGGGCGGGGTAACATTAGTCATGCCGCCTAAAGTAGAATTCCCCACCATCATCGTCGCTTTCCCGGATGATCCGGAAGCCGAAGCGATCGCCCATGAAGCGGTCCACGTCATGTGGTTTATACACCGGATCCACGGCGTCGAATTAGGCCCGGCGTCGGAGGAATGGATGGCATACACGATCGGTTATATCGTTCGGACCATCCTCGAGGAATACGGATGGGATGAGGTCGAGCCATGACGACGGCGGAAATCATCAAACGAACCACCGACCTGATCCGCCGGGCCGAAGATGCCGTCCGCCGATCCGGCCAAACCATGGCCCCGAAGCCAAAGCCAACCGCCCGAACAATTTCGGCCCCAGCAAATAAACCATGAAAGTAAAAACCGTCGACATCCAGATCTATCAATCGAAGCTGATCATTTTTAAAGGCGGAACGCCGGAAAAATGGCGGGCATACTTCCGGGCCAAATATCCAAAGGCTAAGAAAAAGCACATCGACGCCACATTCGAGGGATGGGACGAATACACCCTCGGCATGTTCGGTCACCTACACAATGAAGCGTATTATATCGGGATGAAGCAAGGAACCGGGGTAGCAATTTTCGTTCACGAAATGATGCACCTGATCGCCCGGCAATCAGAATACCGGGGATTTAAGATCGAAGGGGACGGCCAAGAATGGGCTGCGACCGCCGCCGAATTTTTAACCAGCGAATTCATAAACCCAAAGGGCTGGGTCAACCACAAATCCAAAAAGAAATGAAGCCGGTACTTCAGACAAACAAGGGGATCGGCGGTAATTGCCTATCCGCATCCCTCGCATCCATTTTCGAGAGTACGCTCGAGGAATTCGACGACCTAAACCTGCCGGATGGCTTGGAATGGTTCGGCATGCTGAATCAGTATCTAAGCGAATCGAGGGGAATCATGCTATTGCTAACCACGCTGGACTTCGCCCGGGAATTGAATGCGGATACATACCATCTCGTTTATGGCCGGGTATCGGGTAAGGATTATTACCACGCCCAAGTCGGATACAAAGGGGCCGTCGTTCATGATCCCATGGGGCACCTTTGCGAATTGGAAGAATCAAACGCCGGGATTTTCATCAAGCTGTACCCATGAAAACGATCAAGAAAATCGAAGTGACCCCGATATTTACCGAATTCATCCCGAAAGAATTAGAGCAGGACGTGGTTTACATATCGGAACGATTCAGCGTATCGGTTCATCTTTGCCTTTGCCGATGCGGCAATAAGGCCGTAACCCCGCTAAAGAGCTGGACGCTCACCCAGAACAAAGGCAAGATTTCACTAACGCCTTCCATATTGAACCGAAACTGCCCGAACGAATATCATTACGTCATAACCGACAACGTAGCGAATGTACTTTAACCACCAACACAATAACACCAACCAATGAAAACAACCGACAACTTCAAAAAAGTGATTCAAGCGAGGCTTGAGCAAATGGCCGCCGATGATGAGCTATTCGCCGTCTCGTTCAATAAGCCACAAAAGAATATCGATGATTGCATTACCTACATCCTGAACGCTGTAAAGAAAAGCGGGGTCAACGGGTATAACGATGATGAGGTGTACGCCATGGCCGCACACTATTACGACGAAGACGATATCGACGTAGGAAACCCAGTCCAATGCAGGGTCGTGGTCAACCATACCCCGGAACTCACCCCAGAAGAAATCGAGCAAGCCAAAAAGCAGGCATTGGACAAAGTCATGGAAGATGAGCGGAAAAGGGTATCGAGTCATAAGCCGAAAACCGTCGCCAAAGAAACACAGGTCGAGCAACCCAGTTTGTTTTGAGGCCAAAAACCGCCATTCAGAAGGTAATAGCTTCCAGAAGCAAGCTATTACCACCAATCACCAAAGACCATGCGAAATGGGCTGAGGCGACGTGTTTCACAGGCCAATACGTAGTTTCAAGAAAGACGGTGTTCTGTTTGGAGTGTGGCCATTCGTGGAAGGATGATGCCATATCGAGTAAAATCATCCGAGGCAGATCACTGGCACAAACGATAAAAGACGTCGCAAAGACGAAGATCAAGTGCTGCCAATGCCACAGAACGGTACAGGAATGCAACCGCTACACGGCAAAGGCAACGGATCTCGAGTATTCGGCCATCCTTACCACGTTTTCCGGATATCAGATCGTCCGGGTACTGCATACCGCCAAGTACATGAAAAAGAGCCAACCAGCGGCATTCAGCACAAACGAAGTCATGCAGCACTGGATATCGCCGGAAGGTAAAATCCATTCATTGGCAAAGGCAACGCAAGCCCTTAGTGGCTATGTCGATAGCTGGATAATGCATACCGAATTGGAATTCAGATCCGGCAACTCCTACGCCTTGGAGTGGAAAGCGAATCTTATTCCATTAAAGATCCACCCAAAAACCAAAATCATTCCCGAAATCAGAAGGAATGGCTTCAAACACTCGTTTTATGGAATGCCTCCGATCAAGGTGTTCGCCAGCATATTATCCAACCCGCAAGCCGAAACGCTGATTAAGGCGAAACAGATACCGATGTTCAAGCATGCGGCATGGGGTCGGGAAATCGATAAGTATTGGCCCTCGATTCGGATATGCATCCGGAACGGATATGAGATAAAAGACGTCACGATATGGATGGATTACATCGACCTCCTAAACCAATTCGGCAAGGATATTCTTAACGCAAAGTACGTTTGCCCCAAAGATCTCGACAATGCCCATGACCAACTTGTAAAAAAGAAGGATGAGGCTCGCCGTCGCCAAAGCCTTGCCGAACAAAGAAAGCTGATCGATGAAGACAACATCGTTTATACCCAAGCTAAGGCCCTATTCTTTGATCTTAGGTTCATATCCGGATGTATTGAAATCATCCCGCTCAAATCCGTCGATGATTTCTTTATTGAAGGGGATAAGCTCAAACATTGCCTTTTCACAAACCAGTATCACAGAAGGGATAAATCATTGGTCATGTCTGCAAGGATAAACAGGGAGCCAGTCGAAACCATAGAGGTATCGTTGGAGAATTTCGAGGTGATACAATCAAGGGGGATGCACAACAAACCGAGCGATCATCACGCCGTCATAGTCGAGGCGGTTCGCTCCAACATGGGCGAAATCATAAAAAGGGCTACGCATCACACCCACTATTGACCACATCCAAAATTGCCTATCTTTGACAAGGGATAGGTGATCTGTCCCCGCACCATCCGGGGTGACCCCGGACACCAGACCATCGCATTGTGAGAACTTCCGACATGATATCGGCGGCTATCAGCTTGAATAATCCGGACAAGTTCACGCCTAAGACCCAATTCCGACAAAGCCAATACCGAACACGAATGGTCATTCCCTTTAGAATCATATACTTAGGGATATTGCCATGACCGTAGAAGGCAAGGATGGTGAAGAATTAATCCCGGTCGACCCCAGACACAACCTAACGCTAAAAAAGCGGGCTATGGTTGAAGCATTGGAATGCACCCTCGGAGTGGTCACAGAGGCATGTGCAATGGTGGGGATTAGTCGATGGACGCATTACGATTGGATGAAGCACGATAAGCTATATGCCCAAATGGTTAAGGAAATCGATGAGGTATCATTGGATTATGTCGAATCAAAGAATTTCAAGAACATCGAGAAGGGATTGGAGGCGTCGATCATCTTCTATCTGAAGACCAAGGGCAAGCGCCGGGGCTTCATCGAGCGGACCGAGGTCGATTCATTGGCCATGAACATCCAGCTCGGGGTCGCCGAGGTTCCGCAAGTGATGAACGCCGACGAATGGGCCGAAACAGCGGAAAAATATCAATCACGGTTACGTGAAATCCAACGGCGGACGGACTGATGGTGGTATGGAAGCCATACGACGGATCCCAAAAGCTGGTGCTATCATGCCCGGCGCATGAGCTTCTATACCATGGAACGAGGGGACCGGGAAAGACCGACGCCCTGCTCATAGATTTCGCCAAGGAGGTTGGGAAGGGATACGGACCGGCATGGCGGGGGGTGATCTTCCGGCGGACATATCCCGAGCTTGAGGAAATATCGCATCGATGCAAGCGATGGTTCCCGAGACTGTTCCCCGGGGCGAAGTACAACGAATCGAAAACGACATGGGTTTTCCCGGATGGGGAACGGTTTCTGCTGCGCTACGCCATGCGACCCCGGGATTATTGGGCGTACCACGGATGGGAGATACCTTGGGTCGGATTCGATGAGCTGACAACATGGCCTCAAGCCGAGCCGTTCGAATCATTGCTCTCCATATGCCGGACATCCATACCCGGCGTCCCCAAGCGGGTGCGGGCGACGGCCAACCCATACGGGCCGGGGCATACATGGGTAAAGAAGCGATACATCGATCAAGCCCCGGCGGGGCGCTTATTCGGCGACCCGAATCTGCGCCGGGCCCACATTTTCGGCCACTACCTCGAAAACGTCAACCTGATGGAATCGAGCCCGGACTATATCCGGGGATTATTGGAAATGACCGACGCCGCCAAAAAGCGGGCATGGACCGAGGGCGACTGGAGCGTGATGTCGGGCGGGTATTTCTCCGACGTATGGGATGATCTGTTCCATGTGATCCCCCACGTCGATCCCCCGGCGGGTTCGGCGTTCCGGGCCGGATATGACTGGGGATTCGATAAGCCGTCGTATCTGGCCATGGGGGCTATACTTCCCGGGATGAAGTTGGCCGACGGTAGGACCATCCCACCGGGAAGCCTGTATCTGTATGACGAATGGTACACCGCCCAGAAGGATCAGAACGGCCACACCATCGCAAACAAAGGGGCGAGGCTGACCAACCGCCAGCTCGGGGCCGGCGTAGCGGATAGGCTCCGGAGCCGGGATTTCAGGCAGAGCGTCGCCGATCCATCCATCTTCCCGGACAAAGGCTCCGATCAATCGATATACTCCGAAATGAGGGCGGGCGGGGCGCTGGATTTTGAATTCGTCGGGGCGATAAACGACCGGATCGCCGGATGGGGCAAGCTCCGGGATATGCTCACCGAGGCCAAGAAGGAGCGCCCCGAGGGGCCGTGCCTTATCGTTTCGGAGAATTGCCGTGAATTCATTCGTACATTTCCCACATTGATGACCGACGAAAGCCGGCCCGATGATCTGGACACCGACGGGGAAGACCACCCGGCGGATGCGGTCCGGTATCTGGCCATGAGCCTCGGAAAATCCAAAGTATCCACAGTCAAAATCACAGGAACATGAGCAAAGTCGACACCACCTCCGAATCGTATCAGAAATTCGAGCCCATCTGGAAGCGTTGCCGTGATGTAATCGAGGGGCAAGACGCAGTCAAAAAAGCCGGGGACACCTATCTGCCCAAGCTATCCGGCCAAGACCAGCCCGAGTACGACGCATACAAACAGCGGGCGAAATTCTACAACGCCTCGGCCCGTACCCATGAGGGAATGACCGGGATGATTTTCCGGCGCCCGGCGGAAGTGACAATACCCGAGAAGATCAAGCACCTGACCGACGATGTGACCATGACCGGCGTTTCCCTATCCGAGCTGGCCACGACCATCGGCAGCGAAGTGATCGCCGTCGGCAGGGTCGGGGTATTGGTCGAGCACACCATCGCCCCATCATCGCCCATCACCGAAGCCGAGGCGGATGAGTACGGCGCCCGGCCCTACATGACCATCTACAAGGCCGAAGCGATCCTGGACTATTCGAAGGCCGGGCGGGAAAACAAAGCGGATGTATCCATGGTACGCCTGATGGAGATCCACTCGACGCCCGATCCGGAGGATGAATTCCTGACCATATCGGAGGAACGTGTCCGGGTGCTGGACTTGGATGAAGCGGGGTATTACCGTCAAAGGGTGTTCACCAAGGGCAAGGAAGGGGAATGGTCCGAGGGGGAAACGATTTACCCGATCATGGGCGGGCATAAAATGTCGTGGATCCCGTTCATCTTCATCAATCCGGATAACACCGACCCGAAAATCTGCAAGCCTCCCTTGCTGGATTTAATCAATCTGAATCTTACCCACTACTGCCTCTCGGCGGATTATTACCATGGGCTGCATTACACGGCTCTGCCGACGGCGGTAATCATCGGNCAGTCGAAAGACAGCATCACCGGGGAGCTGAAAATCGGCGGATCGTCGGCGTGGGTGCTTCCCAATGAGGGAGCCGATGCGAAGTATCTCGAATTCACCGGCCAAGGCCTTTCCGAAATCCGGGTCGAGCTGGGCAACCTCCGGACCGAAATGGCGACCCAAGGGATGCGTATCCTCGCCGCCGACCCCAAAGGAATCGAATCGGCGGAAACGGCGAGCATCCACCGGGCCGGCGAAAACTCGGTACTGGCGTCCATGGCGGGAGCAATCGGGTCGGGATTGACCACGGCTCTTACCTATCTGGCCGAATGGGGCGGGATGTCATGGGATCAAGCCGTCGATGAATGCGTTGTCGCCATCGGAACCGATTACATGCCGAAGGGTGCGACGAGCCAGATGTTCGCCGAATGGACTAAAGCGTACCTGATGGGAACGATCAGCTTCCCGGATTATGTATCCAAGCTCAAGCAATGGGAACTGATCGACGCAAACAAGGTGGCGGAAGACATCCGCTCCGAGATTGAATCGATGCCGCCTCCGGGAACCGGGATGTAATGGGCGTCAACCAGACCATATCCGACCGGACCATCCGGCACTTGCTATTCCTGACCCGGTATCAGAACAAGATATCCCGGGATGTGATCCGTGAAATCCGGAAGATGCTGCCTGAAATCTTGGCGGCATTGGAGCGGGCGAACCCGGACACGGTAGGGGCGGCACGGCTCCGTATGCTCGAGGCCGACATCAAGGAAATCACCGGATCGATCAACCAAAGGGGCGGGATAAAGGCATCCGTCCGGGCCGAAATGGCTCGGCTGGCCGTAAGCGAGGCCGAATGGCAAGCCAACCTGATTGCCGGGCAATTACCCCAAGCGATCAACTTTACAACCCTATCCCCCCGGGCGCTGGAGCGTTCGGCGTTCGGCGTCCCATATGAGGGGATGTTTTTTGCCGAACACCTCGACGACATGGGAGCCCGGGCGGCCAAGCTGATCACCGGCGCCGTAAGGACAGGAATTGTCCAAAGCGAAACCATGGACCAGATCGCCCGGCGTATCCGTGGTACGGCCGCCATGAGGGGAGCGGATGGGGAATTCGCCAAGGTGATACGCTACGCCGATACATGGGCCCGGACGACGGTCATGCATACGAGCAACCAAGTCCGGTCCCAATTCATGGCCGATAACGCCGACATCATCAAGGGGGAGCAGTACGTCGCCACCCTCGATACCCGGACGTGCCCGGTATGCATGGGGCATGATGGGAAGGTATTCAAGCCCGGCGATGGTCCGGTTCCCCCGGTTCATTTCCAATGCCGATGCACCCGTGTCGCCATCGTCAAGAGCTGGAGGGAGCTTGGCCTTACGGGATTGCCCGAATCGACCCGAGCCAGCATGGATGGCCAAGTCCCCGAATCCATGACGTATGGGGCATGGCTAAAGACCCAGCCGAAGGACGTACAGGACGAGGCGCTGGGGGTCAAACGTGCCGATCTATTCCGGGCCGGGATGAATGTGGATTCATTCACGAACGACGCCGGGAAGACATGGACCCTCGACCAGCTCCGGGACCGTGAGCCGGATGTATTCAAAAGAGCCAAACTTTAGTATTTTAACCCAACAGGAAACCGAAACCACGACTACGACGAAACACCATGCTTAAAAAAATCTATGAAAACCAAAGCGAGATCCCGGCAGGCCTCGAAGACCATTACACCGAAAAAGACGGGAAATGGCACATCCAAGTCGAAGGCGGAACCAAAACCGACGACGACGTCGCCCGGATCCAAAAAGCGCTCACTTCAGAGCGGGCCGCCCACGCAGAAACCAAAAAGAAAGCCAAAGCCCTCGAAGACCTCGAAGCAAAGGCAGGCGGAGCGATCGACGTCGACCGTTACATCGCCATCATCGACGCCGCCGGGGATGAAACCGAAATCGACAAAATCATCACCAAGCTCAAAGCGGGCGGAGCAACCCAAGACCAGATCAGCAAAGCCGTCGAGCGGGAGAGAAATCGCCTCAACGCCGAAAAAGCAACCATCGAAGCGGATCGTGACAAGTACAAAACGGCCCACGAAACCTCGCTGATCGACACAGCACTGACCACGGCGCTGATCAAGCACAAAGTCGACCGGCCCGGATTGATCCAAGGGGCAAAAGCATTGCTCCGGCCCAAGATCCGGCTCGAGGTAGGGGCGGACGGATCGACCACGCTCANNGCNGGCGAGCTCGACGACANCGTCGACACCTTCGTCGAGAATTGGGTNACCACCGATGAGGGNAANGCATTCAAGACGGCCCCATCCAACGGCGGCGGNGGATCNGGCGGATCGGGGGATGATCCAGCGGGCGGCGGCCCGAACCCATGGGATCCGAAAACGGAAAACATCACCCGCCAAATGGAGATCGCCCGGAAGGACCCGGCAAGGGCCAAGGCGCTGGCCGCCCGATTCGGTAAAACGATCTGATCATGTAGGGGCTTCGGCCCCTATTTTTTTTGCACATAAACGAAAATAAATTTTGCATACGAAATAAAGTTTCGTATATTATGGGAGTAGAAAGAAACAGATTAGCACAAATCACCAATACCGAACGATCATGAAATGGAAACCATCCGCCAAAGCTAAACGGGAATTCGCCGCCAAGATGCAGGACCCGGAATATGTCGCCAAGCGACTGGCCAAGAAAGAAGCCAAACAGATCGAGCGAATCGAGAAATCCCGGTTCAACTATTCGACAGCGGGCGGGAAGTATGTACCGACAAAAGACCAGCACGACTTCGCACTGACGAACATCGACCGGGCCGAAAGGCTGGGCCCGGCATACGCCGAATCATTTCGGGCGGTAATGGTAGGATTTTCCACCCAAACCCCGGTCGATCATGACCATATCCACAGAGTAAACACCATCAAACGATCATTATGAGTACAAAAAAACCAAACATCCCACTCGGGCTGGCGCTTCAAATCCAGCTCCCGGAATCGGCCACCGACATCACCGGCGACCTGATGGCCAAAATCATGGGTCAACCATTCCCGAGAAATGACATGGACCGGATCCTTTATACCGCCGAA